GTGACTACAGTGTTCCTTATACACGGCTTTCCCCCCACGACGCTTATCACTGCCGTCAAGCCCTAGCGCTTTTTTCTAAGCGGATAGACTTAGGTAGTGATGTTGATCGTGAGGAACGAGCCTGGAACACATTCCAGATGTCTGAACGGCTATGTGAAGAGACTAACCACCTCTTCAAGTCTTGGTCTCGCGGGGAATTACAATTTACCCCACGCGTCGAGTCCGTAATTTTTACGGCCCGGCGAAAAATAGCCGAGATACTAGTTGGGCGCAATGGTGAGGTCGCAAGACCTTCGCTAGAGCAGCTAAAGCTCAGGTTCGGACCCGGTGCAACGACCCAAGTGGGTCGAAAAAATGCGTCGGTCCTGCGAAAGCTGGGCCAGACGTACGCTTGTAGTGAAGAGCTCGCACCGATAGCATCGGAAGTATTAAGCGAGTTACCGCACCTCGTCTTCAGAGATGAAGATGGGGAATCGGTTATAGCAAACGTTGAAATTCACGACGCTCTGCTATACTTCGTCCCGAAGAACCTCAAGACGTTCCGCGCTATCTGCGTAGAGCCCTGGCTCAATTCAATGTGCCAGCTCGGCGTAGGTAGCTTTATTGCGAAGCGTCTGTCTGGGTTCGGGGTTGACATCCATGACCAAACGAGAAATCAAAGTTTGGCTCGTCGGGCGTCTTTGCGAGGGGATTTAGCTACCCTCGACCTCAGTAGTGCATCTGACACAATAGCGATAGAATTAGTGGCGGCGTTATTGCCGCTTGACTGGTTCACTTTTCTTTCTTGGTTTCGAACCGGTCATATTCGCTATAAAGGTCAGAGAATCCGCCTATCGAAATTTTCTTCGATGGGTAACGGTTTCACATTCCCTTTAGAGACTGTGATATTCTACAGCCTTGCATGGGCAGCTACGAAAGTTTGTGGCTTACCCCTGCGGGACGTGAGCGCTTACGGCGACGATTTAATTGTTCCCGTCGGTTCTTACGATTTACTTAGTGAGACCTTATCTGCTTGTGGCTTTCTCCTGAATAAGGAAAAGTCGTTTGCAGACGGACCATTCCGCGAAAGTTGCGGAAAGGACTATCTGTCGGGAATTGACATCCGTCCGGTCTATGTTACTGACCGGTTACTCTGCTCAGACGTTTTCACCCTGCACAATTTTTATGTGCGTAATGGGATGCCTGAGTATGCAGAGCACCTTCTCAAGTTCAT